GGCGGGGGCGGGGCGCGTGCGGCGGGACAAGGTGGACGATGTGCTAACGGAACTGCGGGCGCTGGCAAAGAAAGTGGCGACCATGCGGGTCGTGGCGGCGGGCGGCGACGCGGGTGGGGATGATACACCGAGGATCAGCGACGAAGAGGCACAGGCACGGAAAGAACGCATGAAACGGCAAGGGTGGTAGGCAATTCGGAGGAAACATGGGTCAGCAAACGGACTGGAATAAGCCGCTCCGAGAGGCGGTGGCGGCGCATGAGAAGGAACACATGACGCTCGTGGCGGGATACCTACAAGCCATGGGCATTCAGGTGGGTTTTCTCCATGAAATGATGCCGAGGGCAGGGAAAGCACGGCGTATTTACAAACACTTGGCGGCTACGCTACTGCGGTTGGAAGACGAGGTGCGGCGGCTGGCGGGGCTGCCGGACAATGACTGGGAGGACTGAGCCATGAACAAGCGGGCAAGTGTGCTGGAGACGGTGGCTGAGGACGTTCCGGTGAGAAAGGCAGTGCGCTGCCGGAGGTGTCGGGCGGAACTGCGGATGCTCTATGTTGACGAAGCGGGCAGGCTGTGGGCGGTGGGGCTGGCGGGGAATGTCCAGATTAGCGGGTACACTTGTCCGCATTGCGAACGCACGTTTTCGTGGGGGGTGCGAAAACCATGAGACCTGACTTTATCCAGTGGGCGACCAGCCGGGGGGGGATGTACCTCCATGACAAGCTGAAACCGACGCTGGCGACGTGGCAAACGTACCAAGCGGACATTTTGAGGCATGTCTTCCCGGCGGGGGAGGGGCGGCTGCCGTATTCGCGGGTGATTTGGAGCGATGTAAAAAAGTCGGGGAAGACCGAGTTGGCGGCGGCGGTGCAGCTTTATTTCGGTCTTTTTGTGGACGTGCCGGGGGAGCAATACGTTCTTGCCAACGACTTTGAGGGGGCGCGGGGGCGTGTCTGGCGGTACATCGAGGGAAGTTTGGCGAGGAACGTACTCATGACGGATGATGATTGGCGGGTGGTGGGGAACGAGATTCGCTTCAAAAATGGCACGACGATCAAGGCTATAGCCTCCGACTACAAGGGCGAGGCGGGGGCGAATTTGAGCATTGCTACGGTGGACGAGCCCTGGGGGATCATGAGCGAGAGCGCTGCCCGGCTCATGACGGAGTTCTCGCCGGTACCGACGCGGGAAAACAGCACCGTCTTTTATACGGGGTATCAGGGCTGGGACGGGCAGAGCGAGTATTGGCACACGCTGATCGACAGCGGGCGGGCGGAGCCTGTGCCGGAACTACTTCACATTGAGGATGGGGACGGTGTTCCGGCGTGCTGGCGGGCAGGAAGGACGTTTGTGCTGTGGAATCACAAGGCGCGGATGGCATGGCACACGGAGGAATTCCTTGCCGAGCAAAAGCGGTCTTTGCCGCCTTCGGAGTACCTGCGGGTGTGGGAAAACCGCCGCGTGAAAAACGCCGACGGTTTTTGTTCGGAGGAGCAATGGCAGAGACTCCATGACGCCGGACTGCGTGGGCTGCACAAGGGGGATCAGCGGGTGATCGTTCTGGGGGTGGACGCGGCGACGAAGAGCGATTGCTCGGCGGTGGTGGCGTGCGCATGGAACGACACGACGAAAAAGGTGGAAGAAGTTTTTACGAAAATTTGGCAACCCGACGGGCGCGAACCGCTGAAGCTGACGGAGACAGTTGGACCGGAGATCATTCGGCTGCATCAGGCATATCGAGTTGCGGGCGTATATTATGATCCGTATCAAATGGCGGCTATTGCGGAGATGTGCGTCCGAGCGAAAGTTGCCATGATTGAGTTTCCGCAGACGAGCCGGCGGGTGCAGGCGGACACGCACCTGCACGGGCTGATTTGGGGCGGGAACTTGGCACATCACGGCGATCCGGGCTTGGGGGCGCACATCTTGAACGCGCTGACGAAGGAGACCGAGCGCGGGCGGCGGATTATCAAGGAGATCAGCAGTGCAAAGGTAGATGCAGCGGTAGCGCTGAGCATGGCGGCGCTGGGCGCGGTGGAGATGTTGGCGGGGGGGGAAAGCGCGGTGCTGGTGACGGCGAGAAATCCGTTCTATGAATGAGGGGTATTGACAGAATTTTAGAACGGGTGTAAGGTGGGGGGGTCTACAGATGCGGACGTGCTCTTGCACCTCCGCGCCAACACGGGCATGAGGCACCCGGCACATATTGTGTCGGGTGCTTTTTTTTGTTCAATTGCCGGGGGGCGAGACGATGGACATTGGAACGGCTGTCTTGGCGGCATTGCCTGCATTGTTGATCACACTGCCAGAGGTGACGGCGGAGCAAGATTCGGCGTTGGCGGTGGCGCTGGTGACGTTGGTGGTGGCACCGATGATCGCGCTCTTGGGGCGGCTGATCGGGCGGTTGGACAAAGTTTCGGCGTCCATCGATGCCATGCGGGAATCGAACACACGTCTTGTTTTGGCACTTGACCAAGCCACGCGGCACAGCGAGGCGATGCTGGCGGCGACGGAGCAAACTAGCGACACATTGGCGGGAATCATTCAGCGCATGGACAGGCTGGAGCAGATCAGCATTTTTCGGGGCGAGGCGAACTGATGCCAGCGGCGTTGCGCTATATGCCAAATGATACAGCCATTCGGGACGCGGCAAGCGGGGAACTAGCGGCACGGCGGGCGGCGGCGGGCAAGGCATGGAACTATTACGATGGCAAACACAAGCCGCACCTAAAGACGCGGGCGGGCGAGCCAGACGACAATGTTGCCGTCAATTTGATTAAGCAAACGGCGGATCGGGAAGTGTCCTTTTTGGTGGGACCGGAGTTCCCGATTTTGGAGCTAGGGAGCGCGGAGGACGCCGCCGAGGGGTGGCTGCGGACGGCGTGGGCAGACGGGGCGCGGGTGCTGGCGCGGGCGGCGAAATATGGGGTGGTTGAAGGTCATGCGGTGGTGCGCGTGATGCCTGCTCCGGTTCCCGACGGCGCGGGGGGGAATGCGGTGCGGTTGGTGGTGCTGTCACCGAGTAATTTTCTCGCTTTTTGGCGTGCAGATGATGTGGAAGAGGTGCTGTGGTACGAGCTTCATTGGGAGGCGGGGAAGACGAAATGCCGGCAAGATATTGTACACAGCGAGACGGGCGAGTGGATGATCCACGACTGGGAAATGGCGGACAGCGGGGGGGATTGGCGGCTGACCACAAGCGCAGTGTGGAACTACACGCTACCACCGATTATCGATTGGCAGCATGAGACGAACCCGCGTGCTTATTACGGTCAGGGCATCGAGAGCGCGATTCCCCTCAACGACAGGGTGAATAAGGTCATGAGCGACGTGGTGCGGATTCTGCGCTACCACGCCGCGCCGAGGACGGTGGGAACGGGCTTCAAGACCGAGGCGCTTGTACCGACGGGGATTGACAATTTCCTCACGGTTGAGAACGCGCAAGCGAAAATTTACAACCTTGAAATGACCACCGACCTTGCCAGCAGCATGGCGGCGGTGAATTTCCTGAGCGGTGCGCTGTTGGCGGAGCGGCGGATTACCGTGCTAAAAGGCGACGCGGCGGACTTCCAGCGGGTGACGAACCTCGGCATACGGACGATCTACATGGATCAACTGAGCAAAAACGAGGAACTGCGCCGCAACTACGCCGCCGGCATCCAGAAAATCAGCCAAATTATGCTGATGATCGGTGGGTACGCGGGGAGGACGCCAAAGGTGATTTGGCGCGATCCGCTGCCGATTGATCCGGCGGAGGCGACAGGGATCATCGAGCGGCAACGGCTTATGGGGCTGGTGAGCGCGGAGACGGCGGCGAAGGACTTGGGACGCGACTGGGCGCTGGAGCAAGAGCGCTTGGGCAAGGAAGAAACAACTGAGTTCCGCGCCGTGGAGCGGGCGCTGCGCGAATGACGACGCCGGGGCGTCCGCTGACGCCGGACATTATTGCCAGCATCCTCCGCCACGTCCGGCAAGAAATGGCGGCGGACTTGGAGGCGGCGAGCGTGGCGGCGGCAAAGCGGCTGAAAAAGGCGCACGAGCTGGCAATGCGGGCGCTGGAGGCGGATTTAAAGGGACTTGGATCGACGGGACTGAGCAGCACGATCATCGAGCGGGTGGCGGCGGGGGTCGAGGAGGCGCTTGATGGGATGGATGATGACATTCTTGACGAGGGGCGACAGGCACAGCGGGAAGGGGCGCGGGCGGCGCGAACGGTGGCAGAGCGGGTGTTTGACGCGCTGAAGATCGCACGGTACGCACAGCCAAACGCCGAGGGTCTGCTGGCGCTGATCGACATTGTGGATACGCCCGCCTACGAACGCTGGGCGCGGGGATTTGGGAAGGCACACGGGCAAATCGTGGCGGCGCAACTGATCCGGGCGGCGGGCGAGGGCAAGCCGGGGCGGGCGGCAGAATTGGCGGCACGGCAATACCTTCAGCGGACGGCATATTACGACGCGGTGCGGATGGTGCGCACGACGCAAGTGGTTGCCGCCCGGCGAGGACTGCACGAAATCTACCGCCAAAATCAGGGAATCGTGAAGGGATGGGTGTGGGTGAGCGCGAAAGACAAACGCACTTGTCCCTCGTGCTGGGCGATGGATGGGACGCGGCACGGGCTTGACGAGGAACTGAACGATCACCCGGCGGGGCGCTGTGCGCCAGCGCCGATCACCGAGGGGTATGACGACATGCGGTTCAAGGGAGGGGAAGAGATTTTTAGGGAGCTGCCGAGGGCAGATCAAGAGGACATTTTAGGCGGCGGGCGGTGGTTGGCATGGCGGGCAGGGACGTTCCGATTTGACCAACTTTCGCAGACGTTCACACATCCCGTTTTTGGCACTATGAGGCATGAGCGGAGCCTACGGGAACTTGTGGGCGATGAAATGGCGGCGGAATTTATCGAAGACGCACGGCGCGGTTAAGGTCGGTTAAAGAGGACACGATGGACCCGAAGAACGAAAATCAGGCACAAAACACGCCGTCCCCGGCGGCGACAGGGGCAACACCAACGCAGAGCGAGACGGTGCGCACGTTTACGCAAGCGGAGGTGGACCGGATTGTTGGTGATCGATTGGGGCGCGAACGCGAAAAGTTTGCGGACTACGAGACGCTGAAGGCGGCGGCGACCAATGGGGCGGCATTGCAGGCGCAATTGGCGGCGGCACAGCAACAGGCAGCGGCGGCACGGATTGAGGCGGCGCTTGTGCGAGAGGCAGTGACGGCGGGGCTGACGGCGGACAAATTGGCGGCGGCGCTGCGGCTGGCGGACACGAGCGGCGTCAAGGTGGACGGCGAGGCGCTGACAGGCGCGAAAGAGGCAGTGGCGGCGATGCTGACGGCATATCCGTTCCTCGCCGCGCCGACGGTGACGCCGACGGGGAACGGGAACGGGGCGGTTGCGGGGGCGGCAAAGCCGATGGCGACGGGCAATCCGGGCGCTCCGGTGACGTTCACGAGAGAGTTGATCGCCAAGATGAAGCCAGAGGAAATCGAGAAAAACTGGGACGCGATCAAGGGCGTCTTGAGCGGAGGATAGCATGAGTCTGAATAACTTTATCCCGGTGGTGTGGGCATCTCGTCTGTTGGTGAATTTGCGCAAGGCGCAGATTTACGCGCAGACGGGGATCGTCAACCGGGACTTTGAGGGGGACATTCGTCAGGCAGGGGATTCGGTGCGGATCAACGCAATCGGCGCGGTGACGGTTGGCACGTACACGAAGAACACGAACATCAGCGATCCAGAGACGCTGACGGACGCGCAGACGACGCTTCTGATTGATCAGGCGAAGTATTTCAACTTCCAGATCGACGATGTGGATCGGGCGCAGCAGACGCCAAAGGCGCTGGATGAAGCCATGACGGAGGCTGCATACGCGCTGGCAGACCGGAGCGATCAGTTCGTGGCGGCGCTCTACACGGACGCGGCAACAACGAACCTGATCGGCACGACGGCAAGTCCGAAGACCGATCTCGGCACGGCTGGAAAGGCATACGAATACCTCGTTGACCTCGGCGTGAAGCTGGATGAGGCGAATGTGCCGCGCTCTGGGCGGTGGGTGATTGTGCCGCCATGGTACCACGGTCTCCTGCAGAAGGATGATCGGTTCGTGAAGGCAGGCACGACCATGAGCGACATGGTGCTGCGCAACGGGGAGATTGGTGCGGCAGCGGGCTTGCGCGTCATGGTCTCCAACAATGTGCCTTACACGACCATAACCACGAAGTTCCGCATCATGGCGGGGTACGTGGGCGCGATCACGTTCGCGGAGCAGATCGCATCGGTTGAGGCGTATCGCCCGCCGAATCGGTTCGGAGACGCGATGAAAGGGTTGCAACTGTACGGCGCGAAGGTGGTGCGTCCAGCGGGGATTGCGGTTCTGACGGCGGATCGTCCGAGCTGATGAAGCCCGCCCCTCTCCATTTGCGGGGAGGGGCGGGGCGAAACGGCGGGCAAGAAAGACCATTTGAGGAGGAACCATGGCACGGGACACGATTAGCATTCAGAGCCTGACGGCGAATGCGGGAACGGCGGCGACCTACGGGACGCCGGTGAGCGCAAACGGGGCGGTGATCAGCGCGGGTGGGGACACAAGCGGGCTGGTTCTGCATGTGAAGGCAGGCACGGCGACAGCGGGGACGATCACCATTGGGGCAGGAGACAACCCACCGGCGTTCCGGGCAGGGCTGGGCGCGGCGACGGTGGTGGTGGCGGCGAGCGGGGAGACCTTCATTGTGCTGGAGTCGGCGCGATTTGCGCAGAGCGACGGCACGCTGGAGATCGACTGGAGCGCAAGTCTGGACACGGTGGGGCGCGTGGCGGCGTACCGCTTCCCGGCGGAAATCTAGCCAAAGCGGGCGCGTGCTCACGCGCCCGCGCAAATGGACGTGGTGGGAGAGAGGTGTGACGATGCGGATTTTGTGGATCAGCAACAGCCGGCGGACGCCGAGCGGATATGGGCAGCAAACGAACATCTGGACGCGATGGCTCAAACAGAGCGGGCATGAGGTGACGATCTTCGCGTTTTTCGGGCAGGAAGGCGCACCGAGCGTTGATGAGGACGGGATTCTGACGCTGCCGAGGGTGCAAGACAGCTACGGGAATGATGTGGTGCAAGCCTATGCAGACTATGTGAAAGCGGATTTGGTGATCACGTTGATCGATCCGTTTGTCATGCAATCGAGGGTGTACGGAGGTTTGCCGTGGGCGGCATGGACGCCGATTGATAGCGAGCCTGTGACACCCGCCAACGCAGTTTCACTGCGGGCGGCGCGGTGGGTGATCGGCATGTCGAAGTTCGGCATGGAGCAGCTCCACAACGCGGGGTTTGAGAACGCGATGTACGTGCCGCACGGCGTGGATACGGACGTATTCAACCCGGGGGATCGGGAGGAGGCACGACGCAAGCTAGGGCAGGAATGGGAGATTGACCTCGACGGGAAGTATTTGGTCGTTGCCAATAGTTTGAATGTCGGTGTGCCGCCGCGCAAGGGATTTTACGAAATGTTGGCGGCGTTCAAGATTTTCTCGGATAAGCAGCCAGAGGCGCTGCTTTACCTTCATTGCGAGGCAAAAGGGCGGCATGGCGTCAACATGCAGGAGGTGATGAAGTTGGTCGACCTTGATCCGAAAAAGGTCATTTTTCCAACGGAGATGCCGTACCTCGCCGGGTTCTACACTCCGAAATATTTGAATGATGTATATAACGCCGGGGACGTTTTCCTGCACGCATCACACGGGGAGGGGTTCGGGATACCGATCATTGAGGCACAGGCGTCGGGGTGTCCTGTAGTTGTACCAAGATTCAGCGCTATGCCGGAACTGGTGATGTATGGCGAGATTGTGGAAAAAGGCGTGAAATACATGCGCGTGCCGGGCGGGTATGGGTGGATGCCGGATGTGGGGGCGCTGGCGGAGGCGCTTGAAAATGCGCACGGCGAGCAAGGCGAGAGGCAGGAATGGGAGGCGGCGTCGGCGCATCGGGCGATTAAGGAAAAGTACGGCTTGGCGGCGGTGGCGATGCACTGGGAGCAGGTGCTGGTGCAGATGGAGGGGGACATTGCGCGTGAAAAGCGAGACGGAGTGCTGAAGATGCCCGCCGCCCGGATCGCTTCCTCCGCCTTTCACACCAACGAGACGGGGGAAAAGCACCCGACGCTGCGGGCGGCGATGGAGAATGTGGCGGTGGGGGAAGAAGACACGGCGGAGGTGCTGCATGACGGCAACACGGACGGCGATTAGGGCGGGGCAGCCAAGCTGGAGCGGGCGCGAACTGGAATTCGTGGAGCGCGTGATCCAGAGCGGGTGGCTGACGCAAGGGGTGATGGTGCAGCAATTTGAGGAAGAGTTTGCCGCGTGGGTGGGGGCAGCGCACGCTGTGGCGACCACGAGCGGCACAACGGCGCTGCACTTGGCGATGGCGGCGGTGATCCGACCCGGTGATGAGGTGATTGTGCCGGCGGTGACGTTTGTGGCGACGGCGAACGCGGCGCGGTATTGCGGTGCGCGGCTGGTGTTCGCAGATATTGATCCAGTGACATGGACGCTTGACCCGGCGGATGTCGAGGATCGGATCACACCGAAGACGCAGGCGATCATCCCGGTCCACCTCTATGGCGTGCCGGCGGACATGGTGGAAATCAAAAAAATAGCCTTGATGTACAACCTGCATGTCGTGGAAGATTGCGCGGAGGCGATTGGCGCCAAAGCCGGGCGCGAATGGGACTTCCGACATGTGGGGACGCTGGGCGATGCGGGTGTCTTCAGCTTTTTTGCTAATAAGACGATCACCACGGGCGAGGGCGGGATGATCGTCACAAACAACGCTGCGCTGGCGAAGGAATTGCGGCATTTGCGCGGACAGGCAATGACGGAACGCCGCTACTGGCACGATAAGGTCGGATTCAACTATCGGATGACGGAGATGCAAGCGGCGCTGGGCTGTGCGCAGATGACGATTGTTGATGACGTGTTGGCGCGGCGGCGAAAGGTCGTGGGATGGTACAAGCGCGAATTGGAAGGGCTTGACTTCACGCTGCAACGAACGCACGCGGGCGACAGACACGGGTGCTGGGCGGTAGCGGGGCTGTTGGGCGAGGGAATTCCGAAGGAACGCCTCGTGGCGCACATGACGGAGCGGGGCATCGAGACGCGCCCGGTCTTCCCGGTGATTGCGCACATGCCGATGTACCGGCGGACAGACGTTTTTGATTATGCCGAGGGTATGGCATGGCGCGGATTGGTGCTGCCGACGCACGGGGAGATGACGGAAGAGGATGTGCGGTACGTGGTGGGGTCCATGCGGGAGTTTTTGGAGGTGGGATCGTGAACGTGGTGATGATGAGTTTGTGGAGAGACGACGCGGAGAAGGACTTGGAAGCGCGGGCGGAACACCTCCTGAGCAAGCGCGGCGTGGCGCGGTGGGTGTGGGTGGTGGGGGACTGTGAGGATGACACGAAAATGCGGCTGGAAAGCGCGGCGTGGACGAACACTGACAAGAACATCGAGATCATCCGGGGAGACACGGGGATTTTGGGGGAAGCGCCGGACGTGCGGGTGCGGCGGCTTTCGCAGACCATTAAGACCGGACTGGAGGCGATCCACGACAGCGATGATTGGATCATCATTCATGAGAGCGACTTGCGCAGCCCGGCGGATGTGGTGGAACGGTTTTTGAAAACGGGAAAAGAGGTGGTGGCGGGGTGGGTGACGCTGGAGCCACAGGGGATTTTCTATGACACGTGGGGCTATCGAGCGGATGGGGAACTCTTCGCCAATCATTTTCCTTATCACCGACGCTATCAGCGGAGCGGGGTGTTTGAGGTGGATTCGGTGGGGTCGTGCTGGATGTTTCCGGCGGGGGAGGCGAGGCACATCATGCCAGAGCGGTTCGCTTGTGTTGAGATGTGCGCTAAGCTGAAAACACGCGGGCGCACGATTTGGGTTGATCCGACCATTCCGATTGTCCAGCCTTCCGAGCGCGTTTATGTGGCGCGGCAACACGCGGAGGTGATGTGATCCACGAACCTGTGATTTTCATAAAACCAGAAAACATCGTCATCCACCCGACGGCGCGTGTGGATGGGTTCGCAAAAATCGAGGGGGGCGAGGGCGTGGCGATTGGGCAAGGTGTCCATGTGTCTAGCTTTTGCCACCTGAACATCGGTGGCGGACGGCTGATTATGGAGGAATTTAGCGCCATTGCGAGCGGCGGGAAGATTGTAACGGGGAGCAACCAGATTGAAGGCGAGAGTTGTTCCGCCGCTGCGCCTAGCGCCATGCAGGTGGTGAAACGATCCTCCGTCACGGTGAAGCGCTGCGCAATCATCTTTGCCAATGCGGTGATCTTGCCCGGCGTCACGGTCGGGGAAGGGGCGGTGGTGGCGGCGGGGGCGGTGGTGCGACGTGATGTGCCGGATTGGGAAATTTGGGGTGGCATTCCGGCAAAGAAAATCGGGGAAAGGAAGATGCGGACATGAGCGACGCGGTAACGATCCAGAACGCTTTTGCGAGGCGGGCGTATCCGGCGACAGTGCCAGCCAGTGGGAGCATCAGCGGCACGGTGGACATTGGCGGCGTCACGCTGACCGGGTTGGTGACGCCCGGCACGCTGACGAACGGGACGTTGTATTTCCGGGTGAGTGCCGACGGGCAGACCTATGCGCCGCTCTACAATCCGTTTGGCAGCCGGGTGCAGGTGTTGCTCGGGAGTAGCCGGGCGTATCCGCTCGACCCGACGGACTTTTTGAGCTGGCAGTATGTGGCGCTGGAAACACCGACGAACGAGGCGGCAGCGCGGGTGATCATGCTGGTGGGACGAGGGATTTAATGAACACGGCGCGGCGGCTGATCGGGATGCGGCGGGGAGACCGAGCAGCGACGATTTTGGCGCTAAATCCGCTTGGCTATTGGAAATTGCAAGAAGGAGCAGGATCAACGGCAAACGATTCGAGCGGGAATGGGCTGCACGGCACGATTTCCGGGGCAGCGTGGGAGGCGCAGGTAGGCACAGACGGGACACCTGCGTTGTACTTCGATGGTGTCAATGATGTGATGATTGTGGCAGAAACCGCCATTTTGCAGCCCGATTCCGTGTCGGTGAGCCTTTGGGCGCGGGCGGAGGCGGGGGCGGGCGCGGCGGTGACAATGGATGATGGGAGCTGGAGCTACGCATATGGGAGTTTCCATTTTCCGAATTTTCAAGTCCAAAATGGGGGAAGTGTGGCGGTGTCGGGCGAGATGGCGGCGGACGTTTGGCAACACTGGCTGTGGACATACACCGCGATGACAGGTGTGCTGAAGGCATACCGAGACGGGGTGGAAATTGACGAGGCGATAGGGAGCGCGACGAACATTAGCTACTCCGGAGGACTTCAACTGCGGATCGGGGTGCGTCTTGGGCACAGTTATTTTAGAGGTGCGCTACAGCATGTGGCGGTGTTTCGTGAGGCGCTCGGAGCAGGCGAAGCCGCGGCGTTGGCAAGGTAAGTCAAGCAAAAGGATTTCGTCATGGCGTGGCACGGGTACTTGGCACTGAGATTTTCGGGCGCGTTCGGGTTGGGAGGCGTGAAAGAGGCGGATCGCGGCAAGATTGAAAAAGGCTGCGAGGCGTTGGTGACGGATGAAGGGAAAACGAAAATTATGCCTCAACACGCGCTCCAGACGCTATGGTCGCTGAAAGGCGACGAGGTGATTGTCGAGGCGCAATTCAAGAGTGAGCCAGATAAGTTGGGAGTGCTACTGGCGTTGGTGCCGGAAGTGGGGGTTGCGCTGGACGTGGTGATGGATTTCCAAGTCTTCGGGGGGGGGAAAAACGATTGGGAGGCGAGTCGAGGGGACTGTTTGGCATATATCGAGGCACATGCGGACGAATGGAACAGAAAGGCAGACTGAGATGAGCGATTTGCAAAATCTAGTCAACGGGTTGGTGGTGATCATTGTGGCGCTAATTGGAGTGGTGGGGGCGGGCGGGGTGACGGCGTTCATTATGGTCATGCGGCAAAACAAGCGCTCGCTGGAAATGGCGTACAATGCGCTTCCAGTCGAGTGGCAGGCGACGATCCGCGATTTGGTGCTAAAAACGGGGACGATCTACGACTTTGTAGAGGATATCACCGACGGTGATGTTGAAGAAGGTATGGGTGGGGCGGGGTAGCCCTCACCCCCTAGCCCCCTCTCCCGAAGGAGGGGAGGAAGGGCAAGAAAGGAGGCAGTATGGCGCGTGCGGGCATGGCGAATCTGATCACGGAAATGCGAGTGCTGTGTCAGGCAGGGACGGCGGATTACAGCGTGGCGGGGGTGGCGTATTTCTCAGACGACCAGATTCAGGCATCGTTGGACGAAACGCGGGCGGAGTTGCGGGATGTGGGGCTTGTGGATCGACCACAACGCGGCACGGCGGGCTACAGCTACCTTGACTACGAAATTCCGCGAACGGCGGGGGCGTGGTTTGAGGAGGCGGCGACGGGGAGCGGATGGGCGGTGAGGGACGGGACGGGGGCGACGGTGGGGACGGCGCTTTACAGCGTGAACTATCGGGCGCGGATGGTCACGTTCGCCAGCAACACGGGTGGATCGGCATATCTGCTGGACGCACGGGCGTATGACCTGAATCGGGCGGCGGCGAACTTGTGGCGGCGTCGGGCGGCGCTGGAGGCGTTGAGCGTGGATTGGAGCAGTGACAATCACAACGTGAAAGCAAGCCAACGACGGGATTTTTGCCTTGACATGGCGGCGCAGTTTGAGGCTCAGGCGGGACCGAGCAGCGGGCAATTTGTGCGGATTGATGAGGTGTGGGGATGATGTACTTCCTCGGCGCGGCGGAACTAGCGCGGATGCGAGCGGACGTGGCGAAGATGATGCCGGGGACGGCGATCATTCAGGCGCTGACGACGGCAAGCGACGGCGCGGGGGGCGTCACGGAGACGTGGGCTGCCGTGACGGGGGGGACGGTGGCGTGCAGGATGGACCCGCTGAACGTAAGGACGCAGATCGAGACGGCGGGCATGGCGGAGGCAGTACGGACAGAGTTCCAATTGACGCTGCCTTACGACGCGCCGATTTCGGCGTTCAACCGAGTGAGCGTGGGCGGGGTGGTCTATGAGGTGCGTCAGCTTGACGCGGTTCACAGTTGGAATGTGAGCAAACGGCTGCGGGTGGCGGTGGTGTCATGAAAAGCAGAATTGTAATCGACACTTCAGGGCTGGACAGTCTGATGAGACAGGCGCCGGGTGAGGTGGACGCGGCAATGGGGGAGATCGCGGCGAACATGGCGGCGGACATTATTCAGTCGTTCAGTCGGAAGAGTCCAAGCGATCCGGGCGATCCGCCGGGCGTGGTCACGGGTCTGCTGAAAAACAGCATTCAGTTTAAGCAAGAAAAACGGATGCTGTGGATTATTAGCGCTGGAACGGAGTACGCGCCGATGCTGGAATATGGCACGGTGCGGATGGCGGCGCGTCCGTTCGTCCGCCCGGCGGCGCGGCGGGCTGAGAAACGGATAGGGAAGGCAGTGGCACGGGCGCTGAAGAGGGCGCGATCATGAGCCAGACGGCGACTGAAACAGGGATTTACAGCAAGCTGGCGGGGCTGGGCGCGAACTTTGGGACGCGGGTCTTTGCGCAACTTGCCCCGGCAGGCACGGCGACGCCTTATTGCATTTTCTTCCATGTGGCGGGCGGGGAGAAAAACGACAGCCCGGCGCGGGCGGTCGATCTTGACTATCAGATTGAGGTCGTTTCCACCGTGTTGAGCGAGGCGCGGGCGGGCGCGGACACGATCAAGGAGGCGCTCCACAACGGGACAATGACGGTGAGCGGCTGGGGGGTCATGGCGATCACGGCGGAGACTCCGTTTGAGAGAGTGGATTTGGTGGAAGGCAAGCAGTGGTGGCGGCGCGGGGACACGTATCGTATTCGGCTGAATAAGAGCTAGGAGATAGACAATGGCACGGTATCGCGGCGGCACATTGCTGCATATTAGTTTTGTCCATGCAGGGGGGACGGTGATGCTGGGGGGCTTCTATCGGGATGCGACCATCGACACATCGGCGGACATGATCGACAGCACCACGGCAGCCGACCCGTGGCGGCGGCGTATTGCGGGGGTGGGCGACTGGAGCGGGGACGTGATGTGCCTAGATAACGGCACGGAAACGCCGATGGGGACTGCAGACTTGAACACACTTCAACCGGGATTGGCCGGGACGCTTTTCATCGGCAAGTTGGGAACGGCGTCGGGGAAACCAAAGCACTACGGCGCTTGTTTGATCGAGAGTGTGGGGCAGACGATGCCTTACAACGACGTGGTCAGCGTCAAGTTCAAGATCCAAGGCGATGGACAATGGTACATGAACGGGGTTTATTAAGAACCCCGCCCCTCGCCCCCTCTCCGCAAACGGAGGGGGGCAGGGATCGGCACAAGGAAAGGAGTTGGGCGGTGGAGACGGATTTCAACGGAATCAAAATACGGGATCGGGAAGCCTTTATCAACGACCTGAAGGCGTGCATGGAAGGCACGGCGGAGGATGTGGCGATGCACAAATGGATGGCAAAGTGCATCGTAAAATGGGGGTACGAAGGCGATCCGAGCAAGGAAGAGACTTATCAGGAATTGGGCATGGTGGCGCATAAGGAGGTGGTCGGCGGCTTTCTGACCGCGTATTTTCATTTTCGCGGAAAACCTATCCTCGTTGGCAAAGAAGACGAGGCAGGCGGCGTGGCTGATGGCGACGGGGGTGAGCAGGGAAGACAACCCGGAGTTGATCCAGCCGGAACATGAGACATTCTTCGAGTGGATCATACTGTGCGAGCGGTTCGGATGGACGCTTGACGAAGTAAAGGCACTAGGTGTCGCGGACTACTTGGTGGTAGTGGCGATGATCACGGGCATAGACGAGGCGCGGCAAAAAGATGAGTAGTGGCGAGACGGTAGCGACGCTGAAGGCGTACCTCGGTGCAGACATTTCCGATTTCCAGCGCGGCATGAACGAGGCACGCACCGCGCTAGGAAAATTTGGCAGCGCGGTGGGGAAGAGCGTGGAGGGCGTCCGGCAATTCAGCGAAAAAGCGACGCGCATGAGTGCGCCTATCGCCGCGGCGTTCGGAATCGGGATCAAGATTGCTAGCGATTTTGAAACAAGTATGGCGGAGGTGCAGGCACGCACCGGGTTGACCGCTGCGGAAATGAAAAAGGTGGGCGATTTTGCCCTCGAAATGGGTGCGAAAACGATTTTTTCTGGGAAGCAGGCAACAGAGGGGCTGCTGCAATTGCTTTCAAGCGGGCAAAACGTGAAAGAGGCGATGGCGACATTGCCCGCCGTGATGAACGCGGCGGCGGTAGGCAGCATCGACCTCGGTGTGGCGGCGGACGCGGTGACAGACATCATGAGCGCTTTTGGTTTAAGCGTTAAGGATGCCAACGGAGTCGTGCAGGCGCTTGCCTCGGCGAGCGGGGCATCGAGCGCAACGATGTCAGATTTGATCGCGGGTTTTGCGAATGTGGGGAATATTGGAAAAGATTTTCGGCTCTCGGTGGGAGACACGGCGACTGTTTTGGCAATATTTGCAGAAAATGGGCTGAAGGGCGCGGAAGCGGGAACGCAGCTTCGATCCATGCTGACAAATATGAGTCGGACGACAAGTGATGTTCACGAAGCGTGGAAATCCCTTGGAACATCTTTGTATGATGCAACAGGCACGATGCGTCCTCTGGAGGACGTGATCGACGATCTGAATCGGGCTATGGAGGGCATGAGCGATGAAGATCGCAATTTTTACATTCAAACGCTGGCCGGGAGTTTCGGGAAGATGGGATTATCCGCACTGCTGGCGGCAGGCGGAATGGATTCGATGAAGAAGAGAATGGAGGAAGTCCCGGACGCGGCGATAATCGCTGCGGGAAAAATGGATACATTTTCCCAAAAATTAGAGAGTTTGAAGGGTTCTATGGAGGGGGCGGCGATAAAGATTTTTACACCTTTGCTCGACGCCTTAAAACCAATCGCCGAAGAACTGACTCTAACAGCGAATTCGGTGGGAGAGTGGGCTGAGGCAAACCCTGAGCTTGCAGCGGGGATCGTCAAGCTGGGGGCGATCATTCTGGTAGGAATGCCCATTCTTAATCTTTTTGTGTCCACGCTGACGAGCTTGGGGGCTCTCATCAGCGCAGGGGGAACGCTTATCTCGGGATTGTATGGTTTGGCAGCGGCGCTCGGTCCGGTGGGCGCTGCGCTGGGGATCATCGGCGCGGCAGGAGGGGTGGCAGTGGGAGTGCTTTCGGATACGCAGCGCTTGATGAGTCGCTTTGCTGCAGAGGAATTTCAGAAATCAGACGCGGACATGCGGCTGAAGCGCTATGCTAACGAGACCAGCGGGTTTGGGCTGGCTGGGAGGCAGCAGCCCGGGGGATTGACCAACAAGCAAATTGCAGAAATGATCAGTCGTGGAATCGATCCGCAATCTTTGCAATCTTTTGATCCAGCATTGGATATGGATCAAAAAGCGTTTCAATGGACGGGGGACACAACCCCCGCCGCCTATGGGAAGGCGATGGCGCGATTGAATGAAATCTATCTTTCGACAGACGCAAAAGCAGCGCTTGAGAGGGGCGTGGGACCGTCGTCATTGTGGGAGAAACTATCGGTCGCGCCGAACTTCGCGGAGTGGGCGAAATTACGAGGGGAAATCGTTGTTTTGGTGACGGCGGCGGCAGCTTCGGTGATGGCGGGGGCTGCCGAGGGCGCGGCGAGCGGCAGGGCGCACGGCGGAGTGCAAGCGCTGCCGAGGCGTGCGACGGGGGGACCGGTATCGGAAGGAAAAGCCTATCTTGTAGGGGAATTGGGTCCGGAAATTTTCGTGCCGAGGGAGCGGGGAACGATTATGGCGCGGGGACGGGAAGGAGGGAGCGGAAAAACGATCTTCAACGTGACCATCAACGGGAATTGGGACCCGGCTGTTTTGTACGAAAAATGGATGCGGGAAAAACGGCGGCGTAATCGATAGGGAGGCGGCATGGCGGGAATATCGTTCAAGGCTCATGTGGACTGGGACAATGACGGGTGGGGGGCGGGCGACGAAATCACAGACTATGCGATTGACGTGCAGGCGCGGGCGGGGATGGGGAGCGAGATCACACAGCGCGTGGCGAACATTGGCGAGCTGACGATCACGCTGAACAATGCCAGCAAGCGCTTTAGTCCGACGAACGCAAGCAGCCCGCTCTATGGCAAGCTGAAGCCCAACCTTCCCGTGCGGGTGCAAGCAACCGACGGCGTGACGACGTGGACAGTGTTTACAGGCGTCACGCGGGCGTTCGTGCCGGAAACGGGCGTTTACGCGGAGCGGAGAACCAGCCTTATTTGCGCCGACAGGATGGCGCTCTTCCAAGATTTCGCCGTCGGGTTGCCACTCCAAGAAAATAAAACCCCTTCTTTTTTATTGAAAATGATCGCGGCGGCGACCTTCCGAGGTGGCTTGGCAAACGGCACGATCAGCTTTAGCGGCAACCCGGCGAACAATGACACGGTGACGGTGGACGGCGTTGTTTACACATTCAAAACGGTGACACCAACGGCGAATGAGGTGTTGATCGGCGCGGATTTATACGCCAGCATTGACAATCTGGTGGCGGCAATCAACGGGAATGCGGGCGCGGGAACGACCTACGGAACAGGCACGACGCGCCCGGACACGGCGAGCGCAAAACCAACGGAAAGTTTTTTTGAGCTAATCCGCCGGGCGCGTCCATTAAGGTGGTACCGATTGGGGGAAACAAGTGGCACAAGCGCGGCGGACAGGGGACAAAACGGGCGGGCGGCGACCTATACGGGATCGACGCTGAACCAGACGGGGGCGCTGGCGGGTGACACGGACAGAGCGGTGCTTCATGATGGCATTAATGATAAGGTTGAAATGCCCGTGTGGGACTTGACGGCACGCTCTTTCGCCGTTGGGCTGTGGGTAAAGCCGAGTTCGCTTAGCAGTGTGATGCTTGCATGGTTTTTGTATTTCGCGGGTGCGATGGGGAAGCAGGCATACATTCAGTTTTCGACCGCCGGGGCGGTGAACGCGGGCATTGAGGGGGGGATCGTGGGCAGCGCCTCGGGCGTGATCACGGTGGGGACTTGGGCGTTCACGGTCATGTCTTATGATTATCCGAACCAATTGGTTTCTTTTTATGTAAACAACACACTGATTGGCACGGCGGCGAGCGCGGGAATGATCGTCCAGCCAAGCTTCATGAAATTTGACGAGTCGTTCGCGGGGTATCTGGACGAATGGATGCTCTTTGACCGGGCGATAACGGCGGAGGAGGTTGCGGCATGGTACGCGGCGCGGACCGTGAATGTGGGCGTGACGATTGAGGCGAAGGCACGCGGAACGTGGGGGAACGCGATCACGCTGGCAGAGTCGTCCTCTGCTCTGACGGTGAGTGGTGCAACGCTGGCGAATGGCACGGATGGCGCTTTTACGCTGGATTTTGACACCGGACGGCAAACATTCGGCGTGGCGGCGGATCAGTGGTCGCCAGAATCAACGAACGGTCTGAGCGCAATAGAAGACACGGTGCGGAGCGAGTGGGGACTATTTTGGCAGGCGCGGGATGGATCGTTCAAGTTCCGAGATCGGGATTATGTCTTCAATCGAACGGCGGCGGCGGCGGGGCTGACGATTAGCAGCCAGAGCCGGGCGGAGGTGGCTGCCGATGTGGACGAAATTTTTAATCGCGTTGTGGTGAGCTTCACCCCAAGGGCGGTGCTTTCGGCGGGGATTGTGGCGCGGGCGCGGAACACGATTGCCGTGCCGGGGACGTGGGGGGAGGACAGGGACAATCCGGCGGATGACCTGCCCGCGGGCGGCACAACAAGCGTCGTGCTTCCTTACATGGATCAGGGGACGGGGCAGACGATTGGGGCGAAATCGCTCACGCTGCCGTTGGCGCCGACCACCGACTACACGATCAACGAGGCGCGGGACGCAACGGGGATTGATTACAGCAATAATTCATCTGTGACGTTCACCGTCGCCGCCACCGGGTCGGGCGTCGAGGTGAGCTTCAAAAACACCGCGCTGGGGACGCTGTATATTTTTGATTTGCAGGTGCGCGGGGTGGGTGTGGTGGCGTATGATCCGACACAGATCGCGGTAGATGATAGTAATTCGCAAGATGCCTACGGACGGCGGACGCTGACGGTGGATTTGGCGCTGACGAGCGACGGAGAATTTGCGCAGACACTCGCAAGGTATTTGCTGGGGCGGTACAAGAGTCTCATGCAGCGTGTCAGGAGCGTGCGGTTCGATGGCTTTACGATCATTGGAGCGACGAACATATTCAACTTGGAGATCGGGGACGTGATCGTAATCACAGACGCGCAAACGGTGATCAGCACGGAAAAGTATCTCATCGTCGGGGTGCGTTACGGTTTGTGGGACGGGACTCCGGCAAAAACTGAGGTAGAATTCACGGTGCGGCGGCTGGACGATCAGACCTATTGGCTGCTGCAAGATTCGACATATGGCAAGCTGGGAAGCACAACGAGGCTAGGAATCTAAATGGGATGGACGGCACCAACGACGTGGGTGGCGGATCAGGTCGTGGGGGCGAGCGACCTGAACGCGCAGTTGCGAGACAACATGGGGTATGTTCACGCGGGGAAGCCGGCGGGCGTGATCGTAAGGAACAATGCGGGCGTTTACAGCACCTCCAGCGGGTCTTTTGCGAACATCGACGGGACGAATCTGAAGACGACGATCAGCACCACGACGGGGCGCGTGGCGCTGTTTTTTGTGGGCAGTTTCTATGCGGACGCAACGGCGCGGTTGCTGAGTCTGGACTGCACGATTGACGGAGCACGATGGATGGCGTCATATACCAATGGGATGGGCAAGGAGACGCTGGACACGAATTCGAGAATTATCACGCTGGCGATGATGAAAACGGGGCTGAGCGTGGGCAGCCATGAGTTCATCATGCAGTGGAAGGTGGAGTCGGGGACGGCGTATTTGTTCAGTGCGACGGGGGATGTTCCGGTCAACTTCGTGGTGGCGGAGTGGTAGCATGACGCGATTCCGGGCGATCACCGTCGGCGCGGCGATTGAGGATTTTCTATTGCAGTTGGAGGAAGACAAATCCCCGGCAACACTGCGGTGGATGCGGCACATGCTAACGCGGTTTTCGGGTGAATTTGGAAAGACGAAGGTCGGGGAAGTCCATGCGGGGATGATCCGGGCATATTTGAAGGTAGATTATGACCCCCGCGCTACATGCGCTACATGGGTCAAGTTCCTCCGGGTCGTCATGGCGGGGGATGA